CATTGGCCGATAGCGCAATGGCGATGATCGAGAGCCGGCGTGCGTAACGGTCACTTTCAGAGACCCATTTGAATTTGTGAGGGAGGCGTAGCGTCAGCTCCCCTGGGAGGGACCGTGCCAGACAACGATATGCGCGGCCGCTCTGCCGCGATTTGCATGGCTGCCGATGAGATCGGCGCCGTCTATTACGACCGGATAAAGGTCACGTTCGGGCAGGACGGGACAGCGACGGACGTAAGCTCTGCAAACCCGCTGCCTGTTTCGATTGTCAGCGGGGGCGGATCTTCGTCTGGCGGACTAACGGACGCCGAGCTGCGCGCAACGCCAGTCGCGGTGTCGGGAACCTTTTGGCAAGCCACCCAGCCAATATCGGGAACCGTAGGGATTTCTGGAACGGTGCCGGTCAGCGGCACTTTCTGGCAGGTCACACAGCCGGTCAGCATCGCCGCCACGGTAAATGTAAGCGGTCCTTTGACGGACGCGCAGCTGAGGGCTGCCGCTGTTCCGGTGTCGGGCACGTTCTGGCAAGCGACGCAGCCTGTGTCGATCGCTTCGACCGTGGCCGTTTCCGGGCCGCTTACAGACGGTCAACTTCGCGCTTCTGCTGTGCCCATTTCCGGCACTGTCACGGCCAACGCCGGTAGCGGCACATTCGCCGTGTCTGGACCTCTAACGGACGCCCAATTGAGGGCGAGTGCGGTGCCTGTTTCGGGCACGGTGACGATCACCCCGCCGACCCTCACCAAGGGAGCGCAGGGTTCAACGGGCCTCTCGACCCAGGATCTGAAGGATGCGGGGCGCGTCCTGAGGGTTTTTTCGGCAAGCTTCACGGCGGCAACAACCGAGGCGCTTGTAACGCTGACCCCGATCACGGACGGGACTGCGGGCGCGACCGGAACGACGTTTGCGGTTACGTCTGGGAAGAGGCTCAGGCTGCAATCGCTTAGTGTGAGCACGAAAAACGCGGGCGCCGCCGGACAGGGCGTTGTCTGCAACCTGAGAATCGCGGCCACGGGAGCGGTAGCGGCCAATAGCCCGCTGATCGCGACGTGCGCTGCTGGAACGTATCTCGCGACGGCCAATGTGACGAACGGCAATTGCGTGACGTTTCCGGATGGGTTCGAGCTCTCCGGCAATATGCAATTCGGAATCAGCCAGATCGGAACGGCCACGGCGGGCAACACGGTCACCCTAATAGGGTATGAGTACTAATGCTGGGATTTTCGCCGATCTCAGCACGAGCGATTAGCGGAAGCCCGTTCAGCCTCACCGTCGTAAGCGCGGCTCTGGCGGCAACCGCATCAATCACGTTCACTGTTTCGGGCACGGCCGGGGCTATTGTCCACCCCGCCGCCACGGTCGGAATATCCTTTCCCGTTTCGGGCACGCTGATCGTTCATCAGGCGCTTACGGCCACCGCATCGATTACATTCACCGTGGCTGGCGATCTCAAGGTCGCAGGACGGCCGATTGTGCTGGCGGCAATTCCACAGTCATTCGAGCTTAGGGCGATGCAGGGTTTGATGACCCTCAAGGCCATGCCTCAAAGCTTCACCATTCGGAGTGCGGGATGAGCGTCACAACCAGTTTCGCCAATCAGCTTCTCGCCCTCATCCTGGAGGGGACAGCGATCGCGAACATCGCGGACAACGCCGCGTCATCCCCGCTCGCCAACCTATATGTCAGTCTGCACACCGCAAGCCCCGGAACGTCGGGCAACCAGGCTACCAGCGAGACGGCGTATAACGGCTACGCGAGACAGGCGGTTGTCAGAACCTCAAGCGGATGGACCGCGGCAAGCGGGACGAGCAGCAACGACGCCGAGATTGCGTTCCCTATCTGCACGGCAAGCCCAGGCAGCGATCTTCTCTACGTGGGAATAGGAACGGCATCGTCAGGAAATGGGACGCTGCTGCTTTACGGGGCTCTCACGTCCTCGATCGCAATGCAGGTCGGAACAACGCCGATCTTCTCCGTTGGCGAGCTCGATGTCACATGCAGCTAAGACCTGACGAGCTCCCCGACATGATCGAGGATGAGGTAAGGCGGGTAACGCTGAACCTGTCCGGCGCCGTTGGGACGAACACGATCACGGACAGTGACATAACGAGCGACACGCTCACAATCGGAACACCGTCGATAAGCGGAACGAGCGTGAGTTTCAATGTGACCGCAAGCAATCAGGGAACGCATTACATTCTCGCATCGGCCGACTTGAGCTCGGGCGAGACAATCAAGGGCTATATCCGGGCCAAGGTCACGGGAAAGCCATGCACGAGCGCAACAACCGATTATGAGTGATCGCAACGATACCGGCCAGTTCATAGTGGGCCATACTGGAATTGGCGGCCGGCCAAAGGGCGCTCGCAACAAGCTTGGCGAGGCGTTCATCCAGGCGCTTTACGATGATTTCAACGAGCACGGGATTGCGGCGGTCGAGAAAGTTCGCGCCGAGAAACCCGATCAATATCTGAAGGTGATCGCATCCCTGCTTCCGAAAGACGTGAACCTGAACGTCAACAGCGAGATCGAGATGTCGGATGACGAACTCATCGACCGCATCCGAGCCCTCACAGAAGCCGTCGCCCCGCTCCTTGGCCGAGCTGGAGCGGCTGGTGAAGGAACTGAAGCGCAGGGAGTCGCAACGGTCGCTTCTCGCGTTCACTGAATACACCAATCCCCTCTATCGCTCGGCTGAGCACCACAGGCGCATCTGCGACAAGCTCGAAGCGGTCGAAAGAGGGGACATTGACCGGCTGATGATCTTCATGCCGCCGCGGCATGGAAAGTCTGAGCTGGCGTCCAAGAGATTCCCGGCATGGTGCCTGGGCCGGCAGCCGACGCGGCAGATCATCGCGGCAAGTTATAACTCAGACCTCGCCAACGACTTCGGCAGGAACGTCCGCAATATCGTGGATGAGCCGGAGTTCCGCGAGGTGTTTCCGAACGTCTCACTGGCAACAGACAGCTACGCAGCGAACCGGATGAACACTGATCACGGCGGCGCCTACGTGGCGGCAGGCGTGGGGACGGCGGTCACGGGACGCGGCGCGCACATCGCCCTGATCGATGATCCGTTCAAGGATCGCGAAGAGGCGGACAGCGAGCGGCGCCGGGACATTGTTTGGGACTGGTACCGCTCGACCCTGTTCACCCGATTGATGCCGGGAGGCGCGATTGTCCTTATCCAGACGCGTTGGCACGAGGACGATCTTGCTGGTCGGCTGCTCGAAACTGAGCCTGAGCAGTGGGATGTGCTCGAACTCCCGGCGCTGGATCTTCAGGGCAAGGCGCTCTGGCCCGAATGGTACGACGAGCAGGCCCTAGCCCGCATCAAGGCCACGATTGGACCGAGAGAATGGTCGGCGCTGTATCAGCAGCGGCCGCAGCCCGACGAAGGCACGTTCTTTCAGCGTTCCTGGTTCAAGGAATGGGAAGCGAAGCCCGCTCTTCGTTACTACGGATCGAGCGACTACGCGGTCACGGACGGCGATGGCGACTATACGGTCCATCGCGTCTGGGGGATCGACGCGGGAGGATGCATTTACCGTGTCGATGGGTGGCGCGGGCAGGCCACCTCTGATGTTTGGATCGAGCGCAAGCTTGACCTGATCGCGAGATATAAACCTCTCGCATGGTTCGGCGAGGGCGGGGTGATCCAGAAGGCGGTGGAGCCGATGCTTCGCCGCAGGATGCTCGAACGAAGGACGTTCTGCCGATTGGAATGGCTGCCGAGCGTAGCCGACAAGCCGACGCGGGCTAGAAGTTTTCAAGCGATGGCCGCAAGCGGCCGGGTCTATCTCGAACCGCACGCGGACTTGAGCGAGTTCCTGAGCTTTCCCGCCGGCAAGCATGATGATGAGGTTGATACGGCGTCCATCATCGGGCGGGCGATCGACCAGGCGCATCCGGCGTTGGCGGGAACGATCGACAGGAAGAAGCCGCGCGACCGCTGGGACGAAACGACTGAGGAGACGGGTTCATGGAAGGTGGCGTGACCGATCTCGTTCGCATGTTCGAGGAGTCGGAAGACGCCACACGCGACGCCCGCAAGCTCGCCGAACGGGACATAGATTATCGCGACGGCAAGCAATGGACATCGGACGAGGAAAACGAGCTCAAGAAGCGCAAGCAGCCGGTCGTCACCTACAACCGCATCCAGCGCAAGATCGATTATCTCTCCGGACTGGAGAGGCAGCAGCGCAAGGACCCTAAGGCATTTCCTCGCAACCCTGACGATGAGGACGCAGCCAACGCGGCGACGGACTCAATCCGCTTCGTCTGCGACACCGAGAAATGGGACGAGAAGCGCAGCGCTGCATGGGATGACCTTCTCACTCCCGGCACCTGTGCGATCATGGTCGGCCACAAGCAAACGAAGATGGGCATCGACCCGGCGCTGATCCAGATTGCCTGGGACCGCTATTTCCACGACCCGCATTCGGCAAGGCCGGACCTTAGCGACAAGAGCTATGACGGGATTGTCACCTGGTACGACCTCGACGTTGCGCTGAGGCGCTGGCCCGACAGGCAGGACGTTCTCAATTCCACGCTGGAATCGGTTCGGGCGGACGACACCTACGACGACAAGCCCAAGGA